ATGGCAAAGCAGATCACAGCTATACAGATCAAGAATGCAGGCGATGGCAAACTGGCAGACAGTCGTGGCCTTTTCTTGCTGAAGAAAGGCGATACCGGCCGATGGGTTTACCGCTACCAATTCCAGACTAGGCGACGCGACATGGGGCTCGGATCATATCCCGACATGAGCCTCGCGGCCGCGCGCAAAGAACGCGATCGATGGGCAGCCGTTGCCGCTGCCGACTCCGACCCAATTGATACTCGCCAGGCGGAACGAGAGGTCGCGACTGCCGAGGCGAACCTCGATGATCCGACATTTGAAGAAGCCGCTCAGCGCGTCCTGAAGATGATCAAGGCGACGCTGAAGGATGACGGCAAGGCCGGCCGCTGGTTGAGCCCCCTCGCCGGTCACGTGATCCCCAAAATTGGGCGACGAAAGATTTCGACTATTACACCGATCGAGATCGCAAGTGTGATCCGGCCAATTTGGCATGCGAAACACCCGACGGCGATCAAAGCAGTGAACCGGACCAAAATGGTATTTCAGAGATGCCGGCGCATGGGCATCGACTGCCACGAGGAAACGATTGAGATAGCGCTGCAGCACTTAGGCGAACACATCCACCACGCGGTGCCTTTTGCAGCGACGGAATGGCAGCGGATACCAGAGGTGTATGCCAAGCTCGAAGATGGCGGCACCGCCGCGAAGGCGCTCCAATTCATGATCCTGACACTGGTCCGGAGCGGTGGATGCCGCGGGGCACGATTTGATGAGATGCCAGGCGATGTATGGACAGTACCGGCCGTCCGCATGAAAGGCCGCAAAGGAAAGACGTCCGACTTTCGCGTCCCGCTATCCGACGAAGCGATGCGAATCCGAGACCAGATGGCAGAGATCAACGACGAGCTGGTCTTCGCTGGCATGCGTAAGGGCAACGGCAATGGCATCACCGACGTAGCGATCGAGAAGGTGCTCAACCGAATGAAGGAACCAGGCCGGCCACATGGATTCCGCACCAGCTTCCGGACTTGGGTCCAGGACACCGACGCAACCAGCTATGATGTGGCAGAGACCATACTGGCGCACACGATCGGCAACGCGGTAGAGCGGACCTACGCCCGATCAGATATGCTTGAGAAGCGCGGCTTTGTTATGCAGAATTGGGCAAAGTACGTAACCGGCCGTGTAAGCTCAATCAACGTAACTCCTGGAACATCGATAGAATAAAAATACCGAAAAAATGAAAAACCGCCACATGCACCTTGCTGAACTTACTCTTGGCGGGCGAACTTAACTATAGCTAGCGAGAGAGCCTAAGTTCGATACCTGCATATCCATGCCGTGCGACTAAGAACAGCGCGCATATTCAGCCACATCGAGGGTGCAAACATAAACGATTAAAAGGCTTTACCTCTATTTACAGTGCTTGTGTGTTAGTGCAGTTCAGATCACAGCGATTCAAGGGATGCGCGGAAAATGGCAATTATTAGTTTCAAGTATAACTTCATCTTCATTAAAACAGTAAAAACCGCAGGCACTAGCATAGAGGCGGACCTTAGCCAAAATGTAGAAGATGATGCTATTGTAACGCCAATCTACCCGCCCTCGGCATTGCATACCCCCAGAAACTGGGAGGCAAAATCAGGCAGTTTTTACAATCACATGAGTGCCGCGGAAGTAAGGAAAATCCTCGGGCAGGATATTTTTGGTAATATGTTTAAATTTTGTGTAGAGCGGCATCCTATTACGAAATGCATTAGCCACTTTCACATGCTGCGTAATTCACCACTTCACAATAAAGACGGAAGCTATAATTTAAGCTGGGACGACTATTGTCAGGCTGGAAAGTTTCCTGTCGACATTAATAAGTACACTACTGAAACAGACGGAAATCGATCTCTTATCGTTGATAAAATTCTTCGATATGAAAACCTAGAAGAAGATCTTCAAGAAACTTTACAACAGTGCGGGATAATGGATTTCAAATTAAAATCCACCGAGAAATCTGAATATTCAGTAAACAAATTAGTTTCAGTTAGTGACGTAACTGACGAACAGCGAGAAATAATCGACCAATCGTTTTCGGAGGTCAAAAAAATACTAGGGAGATATTAGAGGACTAATACCCTATAAGATCGCAAAATACCTACCGGAGGCATCTAAATGCTGTCGTCAGCATATAAGTTCATTTTTTTACATGTACCAAAAACTGGAGGCAATGCAGTTCAGACTAACCTTTTGCCGCTGAGCGAAGATCATAAAGTTACGAATCTGTCGCAAGATGGGTTTCATCGGTTTGGAATTATAGGATCTCTCACACCTCGCAAACATGCAGTTCTCAGTGAATATTCAGATATTCTCGGTGATGATCTGAATTCGTACAAGACAGTTATTTCGTACAGGCCACCATTCGAACGCATGGTTTCTTTGTACTTTTCGGGCCACCGTTGGACAGCGAGTGAGCCGGTCTGGAGTGAAGAACAATTTATTAGCTTAGTAAAACGGACACCAACAACTGCTGATTTTCTTCGTATAAAAGGAAAAATCGTCCGACCTGACTTCGTACTTCGTTTTGACGACCTCCAGGTAGACTTTTCGTCTCTAGTCAATGCGCTTTCATTGCCCTTGCAGAACACAGTTCTACCAACTCTCAATTCAAGCGCAGCTACATCAGAAATGGTGAAGTCAATACTGAGTGACAAAAATCTTCGCAACATAGTCAACGAAATTGCCCGTGAAGACTGCGATCTCTTACAGACAGCCGACGCCGATAGAAAAATCTTTGAATAAATATTTGAAATTAACTTCGAACGTAAATGAAAGATGTACCAATTGAGCTAGTCACCCAAACCAATATGAAAAATTTCAGCTAAAGGCTATTTGTTAACACGAACTTCATAAGAGCTTCTTAAGAACGATCTACTCGTAGCGGCCGCCATGGTGAGGTACGTACAATCGGCTCACCGACGCCAGAACAGGTCTCGTACATTTGCAGCGATCGCCAGGTGTAGGCACCAGGGGGAGCGAAGGAGGGGATGATCAGCGGCACAGAGAAGGTCACTGGCAGGCGACGCAACTCGATTGGAATCCAATTCGGATCGAAGGCTATATCGAACATACGGCCGTCAGTGGCGCGCAGCTCAACTCGGACGATTTTGGGCTTTCCGCATGTTTCACCATAAGGCGTCCGAGAACCGCCCAGGATATACTCGCAGTGCTCAACAGTGCAGCCCCCCGCCTGCCGGCCGACGGACTCGTCCCAATCCACCACTTTCGGTGCCGGCATGTTTTTGAGGATAAAGGCTACGTCGGCCGCGATGGGATCGAACTTCGCGTCTATGCTTTCAGAGAGCCGCTCCTCAAGACCTTGCATGCCCAGCAGCCACCAGAAGCCAGGACCAAAGAACTGCGCCCAGCTCGAGATGGCGAGCGTTACAATAAGTGACACCGCGCCTAGCACCTTGCCCAACTGGACCGTTATATCCGCGCCCCGGCGCGCGCTTTCATTCATCGACATACCGGCCTCCAGACCGCTTAAAAACAAGATCAGCCCTCGGCAGGCGGAGCATTTGCGCGCTCGGCCGTGAAGGACGTTGTGAACCCGCCAGACGAAAGCGAGTGGCGAACCTCGGCAGCGATCCACCGACCGGCAGATGCGAGAGAAAAGGTCGGCAGAATGATGCATTCGGGGGATATCAACGCATTGCCAGGCATCCCTACCTCGAGCGTTTCGACAGCGCGGCCGGCTCGCGCCAGCTCGCCCGTGGCCGCAGCTTGCGCCGACGCTTGATCGATGAACGTGCCTCGCAACCGGCGCACCGGCTCGCCCGCCCCCGCCGTAACCTCAATTTCATCAGCCGCGGCTAGATCGCGATAGGTGGCACAGACCGAAGCCGCTCGCTCGCCCAGCGATCGACGCACCGACCAACGCGAGACATTCGATCGCACCAAGGGAAAGATGGGCATACTCTGGCCGCTTGCCGCGAGACCATCACCACGGCGACCGACAAACAGACGGCCGACTGCCGGCTTGACCAGAACATCGAGGCCCAGCGCCACCCGCGTAAGCAAAGCAATATCGGACTCGTCGATTTGATCGAGATGGCCCAGAACCAAGCCGGTGACCGAGGATGCCACGGCCGGCGCTAAACCGGCCTCGCCCGCGATCGCTTCGACAAGCGCGCTGAGCGTCTGGCCGGCATCCCAGCTCCGGCTTTTCTGCACATGAAGCGGACCCATGCCAGAGGCCGTTGTGCCTTGGGGCTTTGCCAGACCGCGCACCCGAATAACATTGGGCGGTGAACTCTCCTCGCACTCGTCAGCGACGAACACACCGAAGTCGCGGAAATTGCCCAGCGTACCGAGCGAGACAGATATCTCTGCGCCAGGCTGCGGCAGAGCGATCGAGCCGAACAGACCAGCGCCGGCGAATTCCAGGTCCACCGTATCGGACTGTAGACCAGCCACATCAGTGACGGTGATCGACGACAGCTGCGAGAACAGGAAACCCGTCAGCGGCACACCGTTAATGGTCACCGAGGCCAAAGGAGCAAAGTCACCTAGTCCCACAGCGAAACCGTACCGGAAAGAGCCGGCGCAGCGATCACCGGCAGCAGGACGACATCGCCAGCGGACAGATAGCCGGCCTTGAGCGCCAGCCCAGGGTTTGCCTCCAAGACGATCTCGAGCTCGCGCGCGTCGCGGCGGCCATAATGAGCAACCACGATGGCATCGAGCACATCGCCATCAGAGCAGACGTAAGATTGAACCGAGACCGGCATCATACCTCGCAATTCGCATGGTGAAAGATTGAACGCGAGCGGCACCGCCCACGTCGAAGGTTTCGTGTTCTTCGGTTACGCTCTCGACGACCCATAGACCCATGATTGCGCCCAGCCCCGAAACGAGGGGCAAGGGGATGCCAAGAGAGACCAAACCGCGCATCGCCCCCGTTTGGGAGTAGCCCCCGCGCCACTGCGGCAAAATGGTGCCGCTGAACTCGATCGACTGCGGAGCCAAACCAACGAACTGCAGCTGGTCCGTTGTCCCGATCCGCGACTGCCGCGCCCAGCGCGCCTCGGCAGAGCGAGACAGCCGCTGATAGACGGCCGTATCGAGACCGAACTGAAGCGTTCCGAGCTGCATCATTACATCGGCCATAGTTACCTCCCCGCAAATCCGGTGCCAGGAACCCGATCGAACAAAGCCGACGACGCCGCCTGGCGCTCGCGGCGCTTCAGCTCGTTAATCAACTCCTCGACCGAAACCCCGGTAGCGTTGATCTGGTGCGTAATGTGCTGCACGACTTGCCGATCAGAACCGGAGGAACCAGACCGCAACTCCGCCGACGATGTCGCTGGGGCTTCTGGCAGCGCGCGCATCTTCCTATCGGACAATGCAGCGGCCGGTCGCGTGAACCCGACGCGACCAGGCTGCGGCCGCGCGCCCAATCCAGCGCCAGGTCGCGCTGTTGTAGGACGAGGCGTTTCAGACCGAGTAGGCAGCGGCCGCGCCAAGGCAGCCCCCAAAGGCCGCGCCGAACTGGCGCGCGCCGGCTGCGGTGCCGACAGCTTCCCATCTAGAGGCTGCGAAGCATTGCGCCGAACTGCCGGTGGCAAAGAAGCCGCGCGATCGGAAAGCTCCGCCATTTGCCGCAGCTGCCGATTGGTGGCGACGAAGCCAGAGCGCGTCTCGAACTTGAGCTCCGGACCGAGCTCGCCGGTCAGATGCCAGCCAGGACGATACTCGCCCCCGTCGGCGTTCATTTGCAGCGGAACGCCATACGGTGCGCGCCCCGATGGAGGCCGGCCTGGAATGCCAAGGTTGGAGATCGCATCGGACGTCGATCCCTGCGTCCCACCGACCGGAGCCGGCGCATCCATGACGGAGCCCTCGTCGCCACCGAACCGCAGCACAGAGGCCGCTGCGGCGCCTTTTTCGCCAACCCACTTGAGCCCATCGACAACAGGGCTTATCCGCTCCCAGACAGCCGCGAACTTTTCAGACAGCCAATCGAGCACCGCACCAACCGTCGTCTTCACAGTATCCCAGGCGCTCTGGACGCCTTCGGTAGCTGCCAGCTTTCCGACCACTGGCCCAATCGTATTGTCCCAGGCAAAACTGAACGCGGTACCAACGGCATTCAGATAGGACCGGAACAGCGAACCGACGCCAGACCAGGCGGCGCGCAGACCATCAACGGCACTGTCCATATCGCCCATGAACGCACCGACGACGAAATCAGAGACACCGCCAAAGGTGGTTTTAACATCAGACCAGATAGCAGAGAACCGAGGCGCAACATTTGACCACGCGTCGGTCAGACCAGCCGCATCGGCCAGCCTTTCGACATACGGCCCGATCGTCCCGTCCCAAGCCCACATGAAAGCATTGCCAATACCGGACAGGTAATCCTCGAAAAAGCCACCGATGCCAGACCAGACGTCTTTGACCCCACCGACCGCGCGCTTCATGTCGCCGGTAAACAGACCCACCACGAAGTCGGCCACCCCCCCGAAGGTCTGCTGCACTCCATCCCAGAGCCGACGGAACCACGGCCCCACCTTGTCCCAATTCTTGTAGATCAGGTAGGCACCACCGGCGATCGCAGCGACGGCCAAGCCGATCGGATTAGCCAGGAGCGCGGAGCCGATCATCCGGATAGCGCCAGACACAAGCGGACCCGCGCCGGCCAAACGAATGAGCGCCCAGCCCAGCTGACCGACCGCGCCCGCGAACTTGCCTACCGCCAAGATGGATCGGCCAAGCGCCATGCCGGCAATGATCACTCCAAAGTTGTCCCAGCCGCCAACCAAATCGGCCACGGCTGCTGCAGCAGAGCTGGTCACCGTCATCATTGCGCCAACGCCGCTGGCAAGGTCCATCACCACAGGCATAGCGGCACCGACACGATCGGCAAAGGTTGAAGCCCACCGCTCAACCTGCTCGCGGTTTTCGACAACGTAGGTAGAGAACCGCTCCATCGCATCCGACACGATCGGCATCAGCTCGGCACCAACCGTGTTCTTCAGCCCCTTCATGACCAGCTGCACATCAAGCAGACGGTCCTGGAAAACCTCGGCATCCCGCGCCGCTTCTTCAGACAACACATAGCCGGTGCGCCGCGCCTGCTCGCGCAGGTTTTCAAGACCGTCGCTGCCTTCACGCAGGGTATTGAGCAGCGCGACGCCGGACCGGCCGAACAGGTCGTTTGCAATGATTGTCTTTTTAGCCTGGGACTCGACCCCGGCCATACCATCCGCGATCGCAGCGAAAGCCGCATCCGGCTCCATAGCGATCAAATCGGATGCAGACAGGCCCAGCGCCTTAAGCGCATCGACGGCCGTGCCGGTACCGCCTGCAGCTTCGCCCAGGCGTTTCTGCATACCCTCAATCGCCTTGTCGAACGTGCCGACATCGACGCCGGTACGCTCGGCCGCATAGCGCAGCTCCTGCAAAGCGCCGATGCCAATCCCGAGGCGATCGGCCGTCTTTGCGACGTTGTCGCCCAGCGCTGCGGTGGACGCGGCGATACCGAAGATCGCGCCGGCTGCGGCCGTGGCACCGACCGCAATGTTGCGCGCATCTCGGCGCACCGAAGTCGCCATAGATTTAAAGGTGGAGCCGACACGGCGCGACGCAGCGGCCGCGCGATTGTAGCGCTCCTGCTTGCGTTCCAGATCGACCAAAGTCCGCGCCAGGTCTTCATACTCGCGATCGAGATGCGCGACGGACTCGCCCTGCTTTTCGAGAACCCGGCGCTGCTTGCCGAGCTCCTGCTGGCGCTTGGTCACGTTCTTGATTTCAGAACCGACAGACGCAAGGCCGTTCTTGATGAACGACACGCTCGATTTGATCGAGCCATCAAGCGCGGCACCGATCGTGATTGTGGATTTAAGCTTTTGATCGCGGCTCATGCTTTGGGCAGCCCTTCCAAGAACCAGATGAAGCGAGACACGGACAGCTGCATCAGCTCATCAAGCCCCCAGCCGGTGTAGTGGGCGAGGTCCATAAGACCCCGCCGCACATCATTGGGCGCTAGGCCAAAAAAGAGGCGTAGGCTTCCTGCAGCCGGCCGTACTGTTTCAGCGACAGACCAGCGATCGCCTCCGGAGGCAGATCGCAGAGGTTCGCAAAGATCGCGACCTCGGCCTTCATCGCAGACTTGCCCTCGACGGACAGCTGGTCCTGGACGCGCGGCTCGCGCATAACCAGCTCAAGGACGGAGCCGCCGTCGATCTTCGCAGGGATATCCGTGAAGTCGATCGAAACAGCGCCGTCGGTCCGCTTCAGGTAAGACGGCAGCACCGGTGCATCGGTAACGGTATCCACGATCAAATCCCCAGGTTCTTGCGGTGCGCAGCCAGCTGGTCGACGCCATCCACAAACCGCACCATGTTGATCACGTCAATCTCATGGATGACGCGGCCGTTGACGATTTCGCGGTAGAAGGTCAGCGATCCGGAGATTGTCAGAGCCGGCTCGTTATTCGGACCCCAGGTGCCGCGCGCGAGGCTCAAGATTTTGCCAGTCATGTTGTGCACGACCGGCTTAACCGTGCCGTCGAGGCTTTCCATCGAGCCGCGCGCCGTCAGCTGTGTCTGCGCGCCGGTCTTCAAACCCCAGAGCGCCAGCACATCGGCATCGTAGCTGGTCAGCACACCCGAGAAGGTGAGCTTTTCCATACCGGTCTCGACATCGACCGGCGCGTCCATGCCGCCACCGCGAAAGTCGAAATTGGTGGTCGTCAGAGTGGGAGGCGTCCACTCCTTCAGCTTGCCGGCATAGCCCCGGCCGTCGATGACCAAATTCAGGTACTTAATGATATCCTCGGCAGCCATTACGCGAACACCTCCTCGATGTAGTCATTGACCAGCATCGACCGGAACGTGATGTGCTCGGCCGGATAGACTGGCGAAAAGTCGAAATTGAAGTAGACCTTGCCGTCGGCCACAGCCGTCGGCGTGTTCAGGTCCGGATCGGCCCAGCAAGTGCCGCCCAGGATAGCGCCTTGCGCCTTGAGGTCACGCAGGAAACCGTTCACGGAATCCGTCACGTCGTCCACATAGGTCCGCGTGATGCCGCGATCGACCGCCCAGAGGTGAGCGCGCTGCAGCGAGGCATTCAGCACATCGGCCGTGCGACGCACCGACAGGAAAGCGAACTTGGCGTCAGCAGAGAGTGTCCGATTGCCCCAGAGGCGGAAGCCGTTCTGGCGGATTGTGGTGGCGACTTTGGCCTCGTTCAAAAGGTTGGCGCGCGAGGCACGATCGCCCAGCACAAAGTCGATCGGACGCGAGAGCCCTACGATGCCGGCGATTTCACGGTTGGACGGCGAAGCCCAGAAGCCAACCTCGTTGTCCGACTTGGCAATCATGCCGGCAACGCGGGACGAAGGAGGCACCGCGACAGTTAAACCATCGGCAAAAACGACATGCCAAGGATCGACCAGATAGACCCGATCGGAACCGGAATCTCCAGCTGCTAGGATTGCGGCCGCGTCGGTGGTGTTTGGGCCATCCTGGATGATGATCGCGCGCATACGATCGGCCAAGCCGACCAGCTCGGCCACTACAGGATTTGCCAAGTCGGTAGGACGCTGGTGGGTAAAGCCAGGCGCGATCAGGATCCGCGGTGCAAACCCGACGACGCTCTCCGCACCGGACAGGGCATGGACGCCTTCGAAAGTGCCGTCGGTGGCATTTACGCCGCCAATCACGTTTGCCAGGGTTTCAGCTTCATCCGCGCCGACATCGACCCGAACCACGATCACGACAGCGCCGATTTGATCGAAGATGCCATCCAGGGCAGCTGGTAAAGTACCAAGGCCAGTGCCGACCGTGTCCAGCTTCGCCGCCTCGGTGCGAGACCCCGCGACCAGGACCGGCGTGTTCAAGGGGAACACGAGCGGATCGGCATCAGGCGCGGTGCCGACGATGCCGATAACGGACGTGTTGACGACGCTAATGGGGCGAGTGCCGGATTCGACTTCCAGAACTTCGACGCCATGTAGAAAACCAGCCATGATCACCTCTTTAATAGATTTAAAGGTAAGATCACGCAGCGAGCGCCGCTATTCCTCTGGCGCGTTCCCCGCGATCAGCGCCAACGCCAGAGGCTAACTGCCAGCCACATGGCCAACCGCATAGGACGGCCGACCAAATCGGCAGCCAAGGCATCATGGAAAACCGCAGCGGCTGTGACACGGTCCCAGCCCTGGCCCAGCAAATAATCGTGCAGCGCCGCTGCTTTTAAGAACTGGCGGTCGGCTGGCGAGATCAGCCACCGCAGGCAGGATGGAACAGACACATCAAAGATCGAGCCGGCCGGCACCACGACGACGAGTCCGGAGCCGCGCCGCCCGACATCCCAAATCACCGCCCGCGTCACGCGGAAGGCAGCGATCGCCGGGACAGGCTCACACCAGTCGTTGATGGCGGTGTACGAACTCATGGTCAGCCGGCGACGACCAGGCCGAGCTCGGTGGCTTTGGCGCTCGCGGTCGCCAGCGCTTCATCCAGAGCCAACGCCACTCCTTCGGCGTCGGTCGCGGCATCAATCGCCGCCACGGTGTTGCGCCGGATCCCAGCCACCGCACCGACAACCGTCTCATAGAATGCCGTCCGCGCCACGATCGTCTCTGCAACTTCGCGCAACGAAGAGCCGATCAAATCAGCCTCTGCTTGGAGAATGGGTGCGACCGTGGCCCCTTCAAGGACAGCCTTGGCCTCGGCTGACTTGCTAGGCCAGGACGCCACCTCATCTCGAGGGATGCCCGCGCGAAGCTGTTCCGTCAGCCGATCAATCCAAGCGACCATCTGATCTAGTGCAACCTGCTTTGCCTCGTTGACGCTGATCGTAATCAACACGAAAGCCTCACCATCGAAGTATAGCGATGTACCACCCACATGCTGCCCCCATTCTTCTTCGGAGATCGGAATAGCGTCGGCCGGAATTTCCGTGTGAATTTCAGGATCGTAGAACCCGATGATTGTTCCATCGGCAGCAAGCGTTGCGAATTTAGACATTGGGGGCTCCTAATGGCCGATAGCGAAATAAGTTACAGATTTTCCCGACGCTAGGGAGCCGTCGGAGATATTAGCTACGCGAAACGCGATTCCGCCTTTAAAGCCCTCCATTAGGGCCGAAACGGCGTAGACGGCACTTGCGCCGTTCTCAGGAACGCCGTGGGCGGTGCCGTAAACCTGCCGTGTTGCATTTGGGAATGAGATCGGAAACGTCGCTTGTGCATATCCAGTAGAATTGCTCACGTCGCTTCGCCCCCACTGTAAAATAAGGCCGTTCGGCAACAAGACATATCCGTTCCCCCCAACAGAAAGGGCCGGTTTCGTTTCGCCTGCTAGGCAATACGACCAAGGCGAGAATGGCAGAGCGGGGTCGTCGCGATCACGAAATGCTAGTTTGCCCGGACCTGGTACACCGATCTGAACAGCTTCTTCACCGGTATGGATGTGAAGTAATTTCATATCTAGCCCGAGCCACGGAGTGCCAACGGCATCACCGCTACCAAAATACACGCCTGACTTGGCCAAGGTGTCGAGGTTGTCCGTCATCGGCGCGTCGCCGCCAATACCGGTAAGCGCCTGCTGCAACCATTTAGTCCGCTTTGCGAGCTGTTGGGCCTGCACATTGGCAAATCCCTTGTCATTCCCCAGATCCGGAGACCCGCCAGTTAAAGGTTCGCCAGCCGGCCGCTGGTGGATTTGAGCCACCCACTCAGCCGTCTCGGTCATTGGGATAAGATCAGCCATCAAGTCACCTCGAATTCAAAAGTTGTATCCAGAGACCACCCCTCGTCGAGAGAGTAGCCCTCATCGAGCGCGATATTCACCAGCGCTTCGATCCGCTGCAGCCGGCACCGAGCCGGCGCAACTTTCGTCAATACGGAAACGAGAAACTCGGCCTCACGCTGCCGCAAAGGCTCGTTCACGTAGACTGCATAAGACGCCCAGTGAGTCAGATCATGGAGCCGGTGGCCCTCGTCGAGCGCCATGCCAGCGTCCAGCTTGGGGGAACGGCCGGCCTCGATGATGTCCGCATCCCCATAACCGAATGCAGCCAGTGTCTCGCGCACCGAACCCACCGTCCCCTTGCGTCGGTGGATAGACACCGAACTCGCGATAGCGGCGCGCTTGACGTCTGACGCCCAAGCGGTATCCCAAGAATCCACCGAGAACGCCCAGGCGAGGAAAGGCAAATGATCCGCCGCCGTAGTTTCCGCGCGAGCGTTATCCACAATAGGAATATCGATATCGACAGCAGCGGACACTGCCGCCTCGAGGACGAGCTCCACACTGGTGGAATTGGGCGGCAGAAGGGACAACAGATCAGTCACCTAGTCCACCTGACACAATGCTGATCACGGTGCAGAATGCGGCTTCATCATCCGCGATCACCACATCAGATGCAGGCGAGGCAAGCGCGACGTTTTGCACACCGCTCCGGTAAAGCGCCGCGATGATGCCGGCTCGCGGAATATCGCGACCAACCAGGCGCTGCGCCGCCACGAACTCATCCACCGCCGCCCTTGCCGCAGTCAAAACGACAGCAGGGTCAGGACCGTCAAAAAAAGTCAGAGTGGCATCGATCGAGAACGGCACGATGGTGGCCGAAACAACATCAACGGTATCGCACAGCGGCCGAACCGTATCCGCATCCAGCGCCGACTGCACCGTGGCGATCAGCGCCGCATCCGCCGCGCCGTCGCCCTCAACATTGAGGACAACCACGCGCACGACACCAGGCGCAGGATTGAGAACTGCCACATCGGCAATAGCGCCTGATGCGGACAACGCAAAAAATCGATATCCCCCAAAGGTGCCGGCTGTTGAGAACCCCTCAAGCGACAACTGGATGCGGCCGCGAAAGCGGACGTCGCTCTCCAGCACTTCGAGGACCGGAGGGATTTGATCGGGAACGCCTGGGATAACCACGGCTCGCTCAACGCCGAACAAAGCGCCGATATGATCGAGGTCTGCCCCCGCCGCAAAAGCGAGCATCGTAGCGCGCGCCGCCTCGTTAATCCGCTGGCGAAGCAGCAGCTCGCGAAACGCAACGACCTCAAGAAGTTTGGTCATTGGCTCGCTTTCAAGAGACAGCGCCTCAGCCAAGTCAGGGTCGCGGGCGACAGCGTCAGCTTTCAGCTCCGCGAGGATCGCCTCGACGCTGAGAACCTCAACGGCGTCCGGAGCCGGCAACTTCGAAAGATCAATTGCAGAGAAGCCACTCATGAAACAACGATCCCCTCGATTTCCAGAACTTGCTCGGATGCGACTAGGCTGGCAGTCATTGAGACCTCGAGCCGGCCCGCCCCGAATTGCGACACGGACACAGACACAAGAGAGATACGCGGCTCCCAGGCCGCGATCGCTTCCGCCGTTGCGGCAATCAGCTCGAGGCGCAGGCTCGAGGAGTATGGCCGATCGACCAGCTCAAGAAGACGCGATCCGTAATCACGGCGTAGAACGCGAGAGCCAATTGGTGTCGACAAAATATCACGGATGGACTGCCGCAAGTGCGGCATGCCACCAATCCCAATCCCTGTCTGGCTATCTATTCCACGCATGATGGCAAACTGACTGCGCGGCCGGCCGCAATCCTCTGGCGCGTTCCCATTACTGTGGACCGCCCGTACTCGAGCCCCCGCCTTGGACGCCGCCATGCACATGGTTGACCAGGCTGATGCCAGAAGCGATCACGTCGCCGTCCACAATGATATTGCCCGTCACCTTCATCGTGGTCAGCGACACCGTAGCGACGCCGCCATTCACCGCGATATCAACGCCAGGCATCGAGAGGCGGATCGAGCTGTCGCGATCGTCAGGCGCGGCACCATCATAGGGACCAGGATAGACGATCCCGCGCGCCGTATCCCCACCAGGCGAAAAGACAACGACTTGCGAGCCGACGACAAGCGGCACCCAAATCCGCACATCCTTGGAGCCCATCTGGGCGATCGCCAACCAACCGGACACAACGCCAGCACCGAGCGATACCCGTGCCTTTGCAACGGCCGGATCGAACTCGACCACGGTGCCGATGATGACCATGCGCTCGACGATCCGCATGACTTCGGAAAGCGCTAGATTGCTCACGACGAGACTTCCACGTAGTCACCCTCATGATCGAGGCCGATCCGCGGTGCATTTGATACCAGAACCACCGTCGGCTGGAATTCAGCCGGCAGCGCGAAGCCTGCGCCCAGGCGAGCCGCATGGCTCCACTCGACCAGCCAGACATCGAAGCGATTAGCCTCCGGCGCAAATTCATCCGGCTCAACGGCAAAGACTTTTGCGCCGCCCCACTCCGAACCGAACCGGTTGTTGTGCACGATGGCCGCGACCGCGCCGGCCAGCTTAAGCGTTTGCATCCGGACCGCCGTCGTCCGATGACCTAAGACGATCCGCGCCTGGACACGGACCATGCAGGGGAACTGGCCGGTCAACGGCTCACGATCGGGATCCGGCTCAATCTCCGCGATTTGGCAGACGAGCGCCGGCACCGGCAGATCGGCAGACTCGACAGCCTCGGCCTCGCACACGTTCACATCAGGAAACGCCTCCGACAGCTTCGACACGATGCCAGCCAGCGCGGCCGATAAATCCAAGTCGTTCATTTTCGACCCACCCCTAGAATTGTCCGCGCCCTGATTTCGGACTCGAAATTGCGAAAGAACAGACCCTCGATATCGACGAACACCTCGTCCTCGAGATAAATCATCATGCGATCGGCCACCGGCATCATGGCCTCGACGATCGGATACCGCCCCGGCCCCTTGCGGACGTAGACGCCGCGCTTTTTACCGCCAGGCTTTGCGAAGAATGCGCCTAGGACAGTGGTGCCGTTGAACTCGACCCCGCCAGGCACCGCGCGCGGCCGGCCTTTAAATGCAGAAATCGGCAGGTCGTTTGCACCGAACCACATATGGATCGACTGACCCCCGCCCTTGCGCATGCGAAACTCTTTGATGCGCCGGCGCAGCGCCGTGGCATTTCGCAGACCGAGCTCCGACTGCAAGCCCGTCGAAGACAGGCGCCTAATGTTGCCGGCCGTCCGACGCAGCGCGCGACCATAGGCTTGATCGATCTCGCGCGCGGAGGAATCGAACTGAGTGGAGAGCCGCTCAAGCTCGACGGCATCGATGTCGAAATTAAGCACGGAATGCGACGTTTGGCTTGGTCAGGATAACGCGCGCCAAGCCGGTGCCATCGCGCTCGGGCTCGCTCAAAATATCCCAAACTTTGCCGTTGATCACCGCCTCGTCGCCTTCATCAACGCCGGCGACATCATCTGCCGAGCAGAGCAGATGCGGCGACGACAGATCATGCTCGAGGTCGCCCAGGCCGGCTGGCGCATTGCCATCATCAAAGATGGCAGAGCCCTGCCACAAAACGACCTCGCCGCGCCGGATGGTAACCGGCACGGCGAAATCGTCCTGCCCAAAAAAGGCGTCGAGGTTTTCCCAATCAGGTGCAGGCATAAGCGTTACTTCGCCGCGCCGGCTGATTTGCCTTTGGCGGCTGGCTTGGCAGGCGCAGCACCGGAGCCAGCACCAGGCGTTGCATCAGCGCCCTGCTCTGGCCCGCCTTGCGGCTGGACCAGCGGACTGCCGGAGCGGTTCTGGCCGTCTTTGGCCGGAGGCGGAAAGCCGTTCTTTGCGCTGGAATCGGTGTCGGCAGGATCCACGATGCCGGTGCCTTCCAAATCCTGATCGCCAAACAGCTCGGCTTTGCCGCGGTGCAAAAGGTTCTTTGCCAAGGTTTCGGACACAGTGCAGTCGGCCTTGGACTTGCCGCTGCCAGGAAGGATGATCTTGCCGCCGATCGCGACAGCCGAGGTGAGCCGAAGCTCGATCTTTTTCTTTTCTGCCATTTTGACACCTACGTTACAGGGAAAAGGGGAAAGCCGACCCGCGAGCGGATCGGCCTATGATTTAGACGACGGGCTTGCGACCGAGGGCGAAGGACTCAACATGGCGGTAGGCGATATCGGCGTCCTGGAATGCGACGATCCGCAGACGGCCCTTCTTGGACATCGAATAAGGATCGACCGTCAGATCGAGGCCACCCCACATGCCGACCAGCATATCCGCGAAGTTGCCAAAGAACGTATCGCCAGAAGCGGTCTGGTTGGTGATTTCAGCGCGGTAGCCGTTCACGGTGCCGCCTTCTTCCCAGACCGGCTGGCCATTGGTGCCGGCGAACTTTTGAGTAGTTTTCATCGCACCACGGAAGGCCGCGTTGCCGACATAGGCCATCGAATCCACGTCAGCGTTGTCCGACGCAATCTCGCTCTCCATCTGCACCAGCTCGGCATAGGTTGGCTGAACACCCGCAAATGGCACAGCGTTGATGCCCGACAGGTTCGCCAGGCCGAGCGGCATGGTGGCGGAGCCGGTGCCGTAGAAGCCGGCATAGTCCATCGTCAGGCCAAGGGACTGAGCGATATCACGTCGCACAAGCGCCTCGCCGTCGATCGAGCTCTGCTTCAGGAACGAGCGCGTCATTTCATAGTAAGTGCCAACGGTTTTCATCGACAGCTGGACATTGCCCAGATCAATGTTGCTCTCGCCAGCGTCCTCGTCCTCGCCAAGCCAGAAGCCCTGGCCACCACCGGTCTGCGTCGGAATATCGACGTTACCCGTCAGGCCGGCCAGCGGCGTCGCCATGCCCAGCAGGACCGAACGATTGCGCAGCATGGTGATGAACGACTGCGAGTGCAGGTCAGTGGCGATCGCATAGCCGCCAGTGTCGCCAGGAGCGACGCCGCCGGTGCCAGTGTTCAGAGCGCGGCGCAGGACGTCGGCTGGAACCATGATGCCTTGCGCTTCACGGCCAGAGCTACGCGCTGCCGCCTCGGACGCTTCGCGCTCGAATGCGGCGTCTTCTTGCGCGCGGCGATCGTTCGGATTCGCCAGCGCCCGCAGCGCCCGCAAAAAAGAGAACCGACCCGCGTCGGCATCCGACATCCCGATCACGCCGGCATCATCGTTCAGTGCATCGTTAGAGCCGCCGCCGCCGCGACGCTCGCTCAAAGTGGACAAAAGGTGGCGCGTGAAGTCATCGACGGTTGCGCCATCACGAATGGCCTTTGCGGCATCGGCAGCAGCGCCATGCTGCTCGCCCAGCTCGAGCAGCGACGCGGTGCGCTCCTGCTCGGCTTGCGTACCGGCGCGAACCAGCTGCTGCGTTTCAGAAGCGCGCTCGAGCGTTTCGATCACTTCGATGATCTGGCCGGCGTCGTCCACTTTGGCGCGGACCAGGTTACCACCGGCGTCCCGCATGACTTTGGTTTTCATCTTCGAACTATCCTCTTGATTGCGGGAAGCAGGCTCGCCCCCAGAAATGATGGTCTCACTATCGGCAGACGGTGCCGCCGGTGCCTCTGGCGCGTTCCCCAGTGCAGAACGGCCGACACCGACCGAGCTGTCGGCAGGCACAGCGACCAGGGAAATCTCGAAAGGCTCCCATTCCGTAACCGTGACGACATCCGGCTCGCCCTCCTTCTCTTCGGTTTTGATGGCGCGGATCATGTAGCCGACGGACACATGGCGGATCACGCCATCGATCACGTCGCGGAAAATCTCCTCGGCGCGCGCACCGCGACCGAAGCGCAGCACTGCACGGCCGCGACGATCGCCACCAACCTCAGCCGACTCGACGACACCGATCTGCACGTCGGTGTTGTGATTCCACAGGACGGCCGCGCCATCCAAAAGCCGCGACATATCGACAGCGCCAGGACCATGATCGAGGACTTCCGAACCGAACCAGCGCGGCACCGGCTCTTCGGAGGAAAACGCGACCTCGACGGTCCGCGCCTCTTCGTCAAACTTTCGGACCCGCGCGGTGCGATGCAGCGCGCCCGCGCCACGGTTTCCATTGAGCTGCTCCGGCGTCAGAGACCGCACCATCGCGGCCCCGACCAAAGCGCAGCTCAAGGTCGCAAAATTACTCTTCAACATCGTCGGTCTCCTGCTTGTCGGATTGATCATCCGGCGCATCGTCAGACGACGCGCTGGACTTGGCCTGGCCGGCCTTTGGGTTCGAAGCCGGTGCAACACCGAGCACGGCAGCCATGATGAACTCTTCAGGGATATCGGCGTCCCGCATGCCCTGGATATCCTGCGCATAGCTGCGCCAGACCGTCTCGGGATCGCCGCCACGGCGCTGGATGATTTCAGACGGCGAGGTGAGAAGGTTATTCTTTGCCGTCACCTCGGCCGCGATATCCTTTGTGGGATCGACCCAAGGCCAGCGACGCGGCTGCCAGCGAACGGCATAGTGGCGCGACAGGTTCTCTGGGCGAAGACGCACACCGTTGGCAACCACCTTGCCCATCAGCAAGGCCGGCTCAAGCGCCGCGCGATAAACGCGATCGACCAGAACCTCGATCAACCACTCCTGCAAATCCATCCAGTGGTCACGCTCATCCAGGACGCCTTGCCGGATAGACGAGAAATTCACGCCCTCAAGATCGTTGGCAAATGAGACATAGGACACGCCTATGCCGGCACCGGCACCGCGCAGCATCGCCTTATGAAAAGGCGTGAACTCGCCGGTGGGATATAGGCTCGGCACGTTCTTGATCCGCGCGCCAGGCGGCAGCTCTTGATAGAGCCCCTCCTCCGCCTCAAAGACCAGCTCCTCGTCGGCAAGATCATCGTCGATATCCGGCCCCTCGCCGGCCTCCCATTCGATGAAACCGCCAAGAGATGCAGAAGACCGCGCGTTTTTGAGCGCCGCCTTCTCAAACCCGTCCAGCATACCAAGACGCCAGAGCGCAGTCGCCGCCCAGGGCAGACCGCGCCGCTGGCCCAGCAAATCCTCGATAAAGCCGTGAATGATCTGCTGCGCCGGCACCCGCTCCAGCGACATGCCGCCATGCGTATAGCCACTCAACGACGGATTGTCGGTTGAGAAGAAATAGGCGAGCGGCCGGCCGGCGCGATTGAACTCGATGCCCTGCCGGATGAAGCGACCGCCGCCCAGGCTGTCCACATTGTAATCGACCGGACACCGCTGCGGATCGATGACCTGCAGAGCATAGAGCATCGGCCCCGCGTCCTTGCCGCGCACTTCGCGCACAATGAATTCGCCGTCCTTCGCCGCCGATCCAACGAGCGCTTTGCAGATCCGCCGAAAGTTGCGCTTGCCTGTGACGTCGCAGTTTTCAGCGCGACACCACTCGTTCCACCACAGCTCAATCGCGGTATTGGCATTCGCGTCCATCTTGCCATCGCGCAGCTTCGATTGCGCCTGCAAAACGATGCCGTTGGCACCGATGATGCTGCGCTCCGCGATCCGCAGGAACGACTTCATGTAATCGTTCGTTGTGGCCTGTTGCCGCGACTGCGCCACTAACACGCGCTGATTGCGATCGATCAGCGCGTCGGTGGATATCGGCGTAGACGACATGAACGAAACCGCAGGACCCAGATCACGCCCGCCAGGCGTGAGGCTCCGCGACCGGCGAATCCGAAGCCCGCTCGTTGTGCCAACGACGGCCGGTACCGGATCGGCCTGCATAGGCGGATCGGCCCGCGTGACCGCCTCGGACTTCGACCGCTTACCAAATCCAAACATCAGCCACCAAACCTCACATTAATGCGACGGCCGAGCAGCCGGCGCGGCTTTCCATTGGCAGACAGCCGGCCCACCTCTTTGCGATACGCATCGCGCATCGTTTGCAACTCCAGGATCGGCGTCCGGACCAGGGACCGGCCGGCGATCGTGTAGGACTGTTGATCGAGGGACGCCCGCTTTTCGAGAACCGCCTCGATTGCGTCCAGCATCCGCTGCGCATGCGATCGCGGATCGACCGCACCATCAACGCTGGCCAGATCGGCTGTGATTTTAACCTGCCCCGCGTCCACCTCGACGACATCCGCGCCAGACACCGCACGAACCGACGCCGCATAGAGACCGCCCGCCCAGCTGGTGGTTTGCGTCGCCGGAACAGACAGCCGGTGCAGATCGCCATAAGGGACCGACGTAAGCTCGATCTTTTCAGGACCAGCCAGGATCACGATCACTGCCCACTCCGGAGCAGGATGATCGTCCAAATCCAGATCGACAGCGAAGGTCAAACCCGCTGCGATTGAGGACGGGAAATGCTGCAAATCGAAACCTCGCGCGATCAAAGACCAGACGACCGTCGCCGGCGTCTCTGCCGCGCAGCATTGCGAGCCGAGCGCTTCGATTCCTCTGGCGCGTTCCCCGCCTCCTCCTCGGCCGGCTCTTCGGCAGCCAGCGCGGCCGGTGCTATTCGAGACAGACGCTGCGGCAGGTTTGGATTGGCAATTTTAAGCGCGGCATAAGCATAGACGCGGCAGTCGAGCGCCTCGTTGCGCTCCCGCGTTTTGTGCCAGGCACGGACCGGAAAGCCGCGCCGCATTTTCGTCACCAGCTGCTCGGCCGTTAGCTGAAGAAAGAACTCCGGATCCCGCTCGATCGGAAAGTGGCAGTAGCCAGGACCGACGGCCGACATATTGGCCCGGCGCAGAATGGTCAGCTTCGCGTCGTTCACACCCACCGAAAACAGCATAACCGGCCGCGATCGCCGGCCGCTGCGGGATTTGGTTGGAGCAGAAACTACCGGCTTGTTCCAAGTGCCGCCGCCTTTGAGCGCATAAAAACCACGGCGCTGCTTTCCGCGCAGCTGCTCATAAGCCGCCTGGGTCAAACCACCCGAGCCACCCGTATCGAAGCCGGCAGCCGAGACCTTCAGCGTCGCCCCGCTTTGCGTCTCATAAGTTTGCGCCAGGAAATCGAAGACCAGCTCCCAGACGTCGTCTTTCATCGGATCGCCCCAGAACACCTGATAGTCGATCGACCAGGACTCCTCGCCCAGACCCCAGCCGACCAGCTCGAGCTCAAGGCGATCCTCCTGCATATCGATACCGGCCGTCAGGCAAGCGACACCCGCTGGGATTTTATCACCCCAGCTTTCCGCCCGCGCCATCAGATCGTCGGCCGCGACCCGCTCCGCCTCCTCCTCCCAGCATTCAGCCAGGGACACGTTGACGAAGGTTTGCAGATCGTCACTAGCCTTCTTTTCCAGGAAGGACTGCACGATATCGCCCAGGCGACGGAAGCAAGAATAGAGCTCCGACAGATGATAGCTCGCATGGCCAAGGAACGGCTTCTGGGCCTTCCAGCCGTGGCCCAGCTTTTCAGCATCGCGGACGGCCGCGACCCGATCGGAATCAGACCAGACGCAGCCATGCGCCGAACACTGATAGTAGGCCGACATCGGCAGATGCGCCCCGTCCGCGTCCTTTTCCCATTTAACGTTTGACCACATGATCACTTGCGGCTCGCCGCAATGCGGACAGCCGACGTGAAACTGCCGCTGGTCTCCCTGCTCGTAAGCATCATCAATCCAGGACAGGCCGCGCACCGTTGGCGTCGAGATTTCCAGCAACTTGCGCATATCACCAAAGGTCGCGGCCCGCTGCCAGAGCAGCGAGACAGGGTGGCCCTCGGCCGTCCGATCGTAGCCGTCCGTTTCATCCGCGACGACGAAAGGTGCCGACTTGCCGCGCTGCGTCTTAGGCGAGCCAGACCAGGCGAACATGATGAACCCGCCTGGGTAGGATTTCATCCGCGTGTTGTTTACGCCCTTACGACCCCGCGCGGTCGCGATCCGGCTCTCGAGCTCGGGATTAGCCGCGACCAGAGGATTAAACTTGGTCTGCAGCCAGGTTTGCAGATCGCCCTCCGACGGCTGCATCATCAGCTGCGAAGTTGGGTCCATGGCAATCCGGTAGGACTGAGCACAAAGCGCGACTTGCGTCTTGCCCACCTGGGCGGCCCATTTCAGGCTGATACGCTGACAGGAAGGATCGACCGTCATATCGAGCGGCTCGCGCTGATAAGGCGCGTTGTCGAACCGGATCAAACCAGGGATCGCGTTCCCGACCGGAATGTAGACCGACCGCTCCGCCCAGACCGAAGGCTTCAAATCCGGAGGCGGCTGCAGCGCCGCCAAGGCGGAGGCCATCATGCGATGCGCGGCTGGGCTATACTCCATCGGACGCAGGCTCCCCCATCAAGGCGACAAGGTCAGTCTTCGCAATGCCGGCCATGATTTCCGACAGCTCGGCTTTGATGATCTTCTTGAGAGCCGCCTCGGTCTTGGTGGATTTGCCAGCGGCCGCGATCCGCACCGGCGCATTGTTGAGAAGTTTCGTCTTCAGCTCCGACATCAGCAGAGCAGTGACCGCCGCCGCCTCTTCGGCATTGATCAGCGAGCCGCGCAGCTGCAGCACCGCCATCTCCTTAAGATCAGCGTCCGCGCGCATGCGCCGCGCCTTTTCACTTTGGTAATTGATTGCGCCTTCTTCGCCCCCGCCAGGACCGACATCGAGCGACTGCAAATACCGGATATAGCCCTGCACGGCCGGCGCGAGCTCATAGCGGCCTCGGTCAGCCTTCGGGATTACCCCCTCCTTCGACAGCTGCTGCACCCGACGATCCGTGAGCATAAGCAGCTTTGCGATCGTGCCGACGGGATAGGTGGGATTGCCGGCGCCTGCCATCAGCCAGTAAACGCCCCGAGGTCCAAACCGGCCAGATCGTCAGCCGGCTCTGAAGCAGCAGGCGCGACCGATGCCCCCCCCTCTTCGAGAGGCGTCTCCTCGAGATAGCGATCAAAGACCGCCTTGATGATCTCGACATTATCGGTAGAGCGACCGGCCTCATCCCAGAGCGCATCGAACCAGCCCTGATAGAAATCAGTGAACGCGTCCGACACATCGATGTCGAACTGCTCGGTGCGCAGGTTTTTATTCAGGTTCATCGACGAGCGCATGACAGCACGGCCGCGCGCGCCTTCCACGATGATGATTTTGGCATGCACCGACACGCACCGGAAAGCCTCCACGCCACACGCCTGGATCAACGGACCGGCGAACTTCGGAGACTTCTCAAAAGTGCCGCGGTCGAGGATGAACCGAAGGCCGCACAGCTGCTCGTTGGCGCGCATTTCAGCCGCGCGCTTCACATCGTAGAGGCCGGTGGTCCAAGCCGAGATCGACACGTCGGCCGGCCCAAGGCAATTGACCATGTGCTCCATTACGTCAATCGCAGAGAACTGGCCGGCCGTTAGACCAGACACCGACACCCCAGGCGACAGATCGCCGATGACCTCGGCCGCAGCCCCGGTGCGATGCGCGACCAGGCGCGCGGTGCGTGATGCCGTCCGAAGCGCCGAGCCCCTAGCCATCAGCCGCCGCTTTCCGCTCGCCCCGGCTCGCCGCCAACGCATCGTAGCTTTCGCCAGTGCTGCGCAGATGGGCCTTAAGACCAGACCACTCCTGCCAGCGCCGCACGATCACGTCGACGAAACGCGGATCCAGCTCCATCAGGCGGGCGCGCCGGCCGCTCTTTTGTGCAGCGATCAAGGTCGAGCCGGAACCGCCAAACGGATCGAGCACGATGTCGCCCCGCTGCGAGCTGTTCTTGAGCATGCGCAAAATGAGCCCAACCGGCTTCATTGTCGGATGCTCGCCGCTCTTGCGCGGCTTTTCATGTCGGATGACGGAGCCGACCAGCTCCTCCACCTTCAAATCGGACCCAGAGATGCGCAGCCTTGTCTCGCCGGTGTCAATTTCGACAGCGCCGTCGGCCGTCACCACGAAGGGAGCCGCCTCGGCATTCAGAACGGTGGTCTGCTTTCGACCGCCGAACCAGCGGTGCGCCGCCCCTTCTTTCCATCCGTACAGGATCGGCTCGTGCTGCCACTGATAATCGGACCGGCCCAGGACAAGCGAAGGCTTGATCCAGACCAGGCAGCCGGAGGTTTTAAACCCGCTGTCTTGAAACGCCCCACGGAACGACCGGCCCTCGGTATCGGCATGCGCCACATAGCAGCTCGCACCGGCATGCAGGTAGGACGCGACCAGCCCAAAGCAGTCGAGCAGGAACTGACGAAACGCCCCGCCTTCCATGTGGTCGTTTTTGATTTTGCCGGCCGAGCCCTCGTAATTCACATTATAGGGCGGATCGGTCCAGCAGAGGTCAGCCAGCTCGGAACCCATCAGCTCGGAGAAGTCGCTCTCCACGGTGGAATCCCCGCACATCACCAGATGATCGCCAAGAACCCAGACATCGCCCTCGGACGAGACATAGCCGTCGCCGGCATCGGGAACCGCGTCGTCGTCGGTGTTGCCTTCGCCGTCGATATCGTCGCCGTCCAGGAACAGCAGATTGAGCTCGTCTTTCGAGAAACCGATCACATCAATACCAAAGCCCAGGTCGCGCAGCTCGCCCAGCTCAAGCGCGAGCAGCTCTTTGTCCCAGCCGGCGTTTTCGGCAAGTTTGTTGTCCGCGATCACATAGGCGCGGCGCTGCTCGTCCGAAAGATGAGACAAGCGCAGGCACGGAACCTCGGCCATGCCAAGACGCTCGGCAGCCAAGACGCGGCCGTGGCCGGCGATGATTTCGCCATCGCCAGAGATCAGGATCGGGTTGGTGAAACCGAACTCCTGGATCGAGGCGACGATTTGCAGAACCTGCTCGTCCGAGTGGGTCCGCGAATTGCGAGAGAAGGCGACGAGATCGGACGGAGCGATGAGCTCGATATTGGACGGCAGGATGAGATCAGACATCGACGCCTCCGGAGATCAGATCAACGCGACCGACAAAAGGCGCAATGAACCAGGCGGAGCGGCTCGGAGCACAACGAAGCCAATCGGACGCTACCGGCGAATAGCCAACGCCGGTCCATTTCGCTTTGCGATCGCCGGTCATTTCGTTTTCAAAGTAGCGATAAGAGCCGCGCTCGAACTTAAAACGCCACGCGAAAGGCCGCAGGCTATGACGCCAGCACCAAGACATCAAAAATCTAAACCGAAACGAAATGAAGTTTTTCGACCACTCAAAAGTTGTTTTTTGCGACATAACAAACCCGCATGGGGTCCCCCCGGGGGAAGGACCCGTGAAAGGTGGCAGGCACTGCTACGGGATCGTTTGGGAACGGTTGAGCAGCACCTGCCGGTTGAGCGCGCCGTCCCGTGGGGACGCAACGTCGCGCATCCTCAGCTGACCAGCCGAGAATCAGAAACCGTGTCAGCCGCGAAGGCGGATACGAGCAGAAGCACGGATGCGCCCGACAGCTGCGGCAATGCCTGCAACTATCGTGACGCCACCCGCAATTAGCTCGCCCAGATCCTTCGCGTGACTGGGCTCAATCGTGTAACCGAGTACTTGAGCAATACCTATTAAGATCGCGGCAATTGCACCACCCACTCCGATAGACTTAAACGGAGATTTGTAAGACTGCATGTTCAGGCTCCTTTAGCCGTTGAGGACAGGTCGTAACGCGATAAGACACCACGGATGGCAACCAGCGCCTCTGGCACGCTCATGGGCCGCTGTGCCGGCTCAGGATCGTCCCCAGCCACCACCACGCCTGTCTCCGAGGGAAACCAGTGCGGCAGCTTTGACAGCGCCTCATGCATCGCGGCGCGCGTCGCAGGACCAGGAACCCCATCGACATAGAGGCCGCCATATTTCATCTGAAAGGCGCGAACTGCGTTAGGTGCCATTCCGAGCAAAACCAGAGCGCAGCGCGGATAGAGCGCCAGGCGATCCGCGTAGCCATTCAGCCCGCCGTTGATCGTCTTCGTGACCATTTCGATATCGCCGCGCCGCGCGTAGCGATTAAGGTCGTTTGTCTCCCAGAACCAGATAGGCGCGAGCCCCTCCCACGGATCCTCTAGGATGCGATGCGGCTCGACTTCGAAGTCAGGCACGGATAGAAACAGCGCGCAGCACCAATCGCGGAAGCGGCGATAGTTATCACCGCCCGTCACCATCATCGCAGTGCGGCCTTTGAACAGCTCGCCATCGCCATCGCGCGCGGCAGAGTTGCCAAGGTCTGTACGGATATCATAGCGCGCCTGCGCGACCGTTGGGCCCCAGACCTCCTCGTCCCACATGAAGCGCCCGCTCTCATGCGCCACTTGGGCGAGATACTGCGCCAGGACGGCCGGCTCGTTTAGACCAGCACCGACGGCGCGCACATCGAGCGCAGCGATCACCGCCTCTGCATTGGCAGAGAACCGGCTGTTAGCCGCCGCGCCGCACATGAGCGCGATAGCCGACACGGTAAGAATTCGAGAGCTGGACACGATCATGCCCCTTCCATTTGTTGAGCAGCGGCAAGCGAGGCAATCTCGCGAACGCGGTAGGCCGAGAGCCGCGTGAGCTCGGCCACCTCATCGACAGGCAGGCCGTCACGAATGAGGTCCGGAATTGCCTGGTGGTGAAAGCGCCGCTCGATCACGCGGCAATTGGCCGGCTGCAAGATCATGCCCGCAAAGGCGCGGCTCATACGCTGAGCCATCTTCCATCCCAGCTTGCGCACCAGCCAGTGATCGACAGGGAGCGTCTTTGGCACGTAGAGGCCGCGCCGCCATGTGCGCGAGCCGGCCTGCGGCAGCGAGGCGATAAGATCGAGCGCGAGCTCGCGGCCAATGACCTCTGCGATTTCAGCAGCTGATCGTGGCAAGTCGGACAGGTCCTCACACATCGTGCGGTTCATACCTCGACCACCGTGACACCTTGGGCAGCAGCGATCGCACGACGGACCTCATAGTCCCGCGTCGGCATGCCTTTAGGATCCTCGAAAACCAGCAGGCCGGTGGCGACCTCAATGTACGAGAAATCGAGGGTCAGACGCATCTGCCGACCGGTGCGCGTCAGAACAGGACCATCCCGCCCCTCGAGCATAATCGGGATCTGGCGCTTCAAATCGCGGATCACGCCGGCACGAACCAGCAGCTTTAACTGGGCCCAGCGCGCGGCCTCGTGCTTGGAGTCGAACCGGATACCATCGACAACGACAGGCTCGGCCCGATATTTCGATCCAGCCGGCTTACTCGCAGCCTTGGCAGTTTGTGCCAGATTGAATGCAGCAGCCGACATGCGCTCCATTAGCGCTGGGCCTTCGTTTCGATCGAGCCGCGCAACCGCTTGCCCGCATAGGCCAGAGCTGAACAAACATCCCGAGCCACATGATCGAAGGCAGCCCTACCGCGCTGGGCGGCATGGGCGGCAACGATCTCCTCGAGCGAGTGGTAGCGGTGCTTCTGTAGGCGCATGCCGACGACATCAACGATCAGGACCGCATCACCCGCCTCCTCGTCCACGGTCACGTAGGCATCGCCAAAGCGCGTCCCGTTGGCTTTTACGTCGGAATGAATCGATGGGCTCACAGGACACCTACAGCTTGGCATTGGGATTGGGTCACCAGGGCAGCGGCGATGAACTCGCGCGCCTTGGTTGCGGAGATCGAGCGGCACCGCGCGGGATTGCCCGAAATGATATCAGCCACAGCGGTGGGAACTTCCGGCAGGCTCTTAGCCACCGCAGGCGTCGCCGAGTCTTGCCAGCTTTCAGCAGCGAGCCAATTCTGGGGCTTCTTCGGAAAACCACGCTTCACCACATCGGAGCCGGCATAGGACCGAGCGGCAGCGATTACCGTGGACGCGTCGGCACCGGCATGCAGCGCCACATCCCAAGCCGCCTCTGCGAATCTGCGATCAACCCGATTGGGGAAAGCATCCCAGAAATTATCAAAACCAAGATCACCGCCACCAGCGGCCGCAGGCGCGTCTGGTTGTATTACTGGTTCTCTTACAAGGTTAGTGTCACAATTTGAGACACGGCTATCGCCATTTTTGAGACACGGCTCTGGCGTTTTTTGAGACACGGCCCGTGTTTCATTGTGAGACACGGCACCCGCATCAGGCCGTGTTTCATTTTGAGACACGGCATCACCGGGCAAATCAGGAACGGACAGATCGGTGTCGCAGCCCAGAATGTAGGAGGTGCGCTGCTGTCGCTTAGTGCGGGGATCAATGCCAGCCACCCGACGGATCAAACCACACCGCTCGAGCTCGTCGAGATGGCGGTTCACCGAGGCCCGCGACATTTCGGTGTCGTCGGCTAACCCCTCCTGTGAGGGATCGCACCGCTTGGTGTCCTTGTTGTGACGATCGGCCAGCTGCCAGAGCAGCAGCTTAGTCGCAGGCTTGAGCCCGCGCTGCTTGATCGCCCAGTTTGTCGCGTCATGGCTCATGGAGCCCCTCCCGATAATCCAGCGCGCCAGGTATTCCGCCCAGCCGAAAAAAAAGACCGACTGCCCAGGGCAGTCAGTCGTTCATGAAAAACGCCACCGCTTCTGGGTAGCGCAGGAAAAACAGGGCGATGGTGTCGCCGCTCGGCTTTGAAACTTCGGTCCGCCAATTGTCCGCGGTGCGCGAAGTGACCCCGAAGACCCGCCCGATGTGCTCGGCTGATTGAAACTCCGAGCGAAGGAAAGCAGCCCAGCGCTGGGCGAAGCGCGCCTTAAATTCTTCTGCAAATTTAACGCTTCGGAAAGACTCTTCAGCGCAAGTTATTGTATTAATTGGATAATGAACGGCATTCTTTACCGCGATATTCATCAAGAGCCCTCCACAGGGGCAGCAGAGCAGGATGGCCCACAGTGACCAGAAGCAACCGAAGCCGCATCTACAGATCGCGATGCAATGAAATCCAAAAGTTTTTGCTCGGTAACGCCAGTGATCGACCGCCCCGATTTAAGACGAGACACCACCTCCGAATTGCCGGCAGCGCGTTTTCCGAAGTAGCTGGCACTCATCCCAGCCGAAGCGAGGAAAGCGTCAATTTTCGACACAAGGATTTTATGAATTTCAAGGACCATTTGGTGACGTTACATCCTCTAAAGCGGACATTGCAAGCCGCCTCCATAGAGGACGTGCAAAAACATCGGCAAAAGAGGACAAGGCCGCATGGATAAAGATATGTGGAAAATCCGACTTCAAGAGGCGATCACAGCCTCAGCCAAGTCTAAGCGCGCTATCTCCATCGCCTCGGGCAATGGACCTGGCTATGTTCATTCTATCTTAGCGGAAGGAAAAGACCCGACGATCACTAACCTGATCGCGGTCTGCAAAGCGATTCCGATAAGTCTGACTTACATCTTGCATGGCCATGAAGTCTCACCCGATGACGAAGAACTCCTTAGGCAGCTCTACGAGCACCCCTCCAAGCGGGCGGCCATAAGAGCGCTGCTAGAAACAGAAAAGCCAAATGAGACGGAGCGCCAGGTAGAGACCGAGCTCCCGAAGCCGGTGGATTACGAATATTGAACGAACCCTGATGGCCCTATCACTAACGAAATGACAGGGGAATCACCGGAAGCTGTAGCTGTGGATCCGTCATTGGCCCGCAGCTCGGCCAAAATTTTGCGCTTTGCCGCATCACTCAGAGACGCCCAGTCAGTCCAGTATTCCGACAACCTCAACGATGAATCTCCCCAAGCAATACCCGTAAGAGTTAGAACAAAGCATGACCGCCTGGCAATCACCAATTTGAAATATCCGCAATAGAGGATAAGTTGATTGCATGACCTCTAAAGAGGATGTAAGGTGAGCCCGTAACGGAGGTTCACCATGCAACACCAAGGCACACCTAGCAACGCAAACAACCGAGTAACACGCGAAGCCCGCGCGCTCGTCACTGACCCGCTAGCCGGGTACATGACCCGCGAGCTGCGCCTCGCAGCCTGGGCCATTCTTAAGGCCGGCCGAGGCCAGGCAGTCTGCCAGAGCCGCCTCAACGCCATGCCCTTCGAAGGCTTTCGGCCATGAGCGCCGACGACCAGATCGCGGCCATTGCAGGCGAGATCGCGACACTCGAGCTGATTCGCCCAGGTAACCGCCTAGCCCACCTTAGAACCCGCGTGATCGAGACAGGCGGAACTTGGGATTTGCCCGCCGCTGACCCCACCACTTACGACCCCCTCCTCAAGTCGATCCAGCTGCATGGCATTTTCGCCATGTCGGACAAGATCGACGAACTGGCAAAGAACTGGCTCAAGGCCGCGCGCAACACGCTCAATGCCCACAACGAAGCGATGGCAGCAGAATGACCGATTGCACCTGCGAAATGTGCCAGACGCTCCGCGCAACGATCACCGCCCCACCAGGCGAGGCGATCAATCCCGTAGAAATCGAGGAATGGCTGCAACTGCCGAACGAAAGCCGTCCACCCTTGTGGGATTGGCAAGCCGAGCGCCGCAAAGCCCAACGGCAGCCGACCGAAGGATAG